ATAACTGTCTGAATATAAAGAAGAAGATACGCCAAGCACACTTCTCAACTCTGTGGCTGAAATAATACTAGGCATATCTTCCTCTCTAAACTCCCATTAAAGGATGCCTGAGATCGGGAGCAACCTCAGGCACTCAGTTAAATTACGCTACGAACAATGAACGGAATGCTGTTGGGTAGCGATTAACTACGCAAACATAACCGTAAATTCCAATCTCGATACGGCCATTTGCAACAATGTTAGCGCGAATATCGAATGTTCCTGACTCATGGAATCGCATTGCTTGTGCTGGATAAACTAATGCAGCCTTATCGCCAACATTGTTTCCAGTATAGTTAGGATCAACAACCAATGAAAGTCCTGCGACTGTTCCTTGTGTTGAACCTTGTGTTACTAATCCTGCTGCATTTTGTGGTGCTGCTGCTGCAAACAATGGACGGCTTGAGCCATCAACTGCTCCTAATAGATTAGCGAAGTCAATGTTTGTATATCCACCTGATGGCGCAACCATTAGGCGGTTTGGTGTAAAGCGCATTACTCCGTAAGAATCTGCGATTCCGTCAGCGATTGCTTTGTAAATTGAAGTTCCTGATGATGCACCTGCATTATCTGCTGCAATCTGCGCTGCATAAGCATCTGTCTTTTGTGCGTAAGATGCGGCCAACTCTCTTAAATAAAGTTCAATAAACCCAGGGTCAGACCTATCTGCGAGTTCTTGATTTATTACCCCAGCGCCAGCAAACTTGACAACTGTATCCTCTTGAAAGGTTACTGTTGTATCTGTTGAAGAATACTCATTGCCTTCAGCAGTTAGTGCAACTGTTGCTTGTGTTCCCAACTTAGGAGTAAAGATTTTCATTCCTGTTGCTGGTAGTGGTGCGCGCTCAATTGAATCAATGAATGGACGGCTTGCGTCAATTACACCGATAATGTCGCGTAGATAGTTTGGTGGAACCATTCCTGTATTCTCAGAAACAGTTGCGATCTGTAATGCTGCGACTAGATCGCGGGCATCAGTATCACCTTGGATTGCTCGAATTTGTGCTGATACATATTGGCCAGCAGTTACATTTGTGTCAACGCGTGGCTTTGTGTAAGCCATGAATGTTGATGCTGTAACAACTGGTGCTTGTGCCGCTTCTACCGCTTCGGTGGCGATAGGGGCCTCAGAATTTACTTCTGACACTTGTTGCTCCTTTGGTTGTTCATCCGTAGCGGTTGCTTCGGAATTTTCTGGTGTTTCACTTGCTGCAACTTCAGCAACACGGGCTGAATCAATTGCTGGTTGAGTTACCAATGAAACTTCTTGAAGTGTGCTTGATTTAATTCTTAACACGCCTTCCTCATTTTTCCATTCGTTAATTTTAACTCCAACTGAAAATCCGTCGCGTAATCCAGTTGCGGCTTCTTCCAATGCGTCATCCGCTCTAAAAGTTTTAGCCAAACGAAAGGTTGCTTCCAAGCCTGTATCTGTTGCAGTTATGTCAATTAGTTTTCCAAGTGGCTTGGTAATTTCATGCTCAAGTAACAATTTAACTGGCTTGCTAAAATCAATTGAATCTTTTTCAAATACTGTTGCGCCAGCGCTAGTCGAGCCGCGTTCTTCCCAGGTTACAATCTTTCCTGAGATGGTTCTCTTATTCGTGTCAGCAGCAGTTATTTCAATCGGGAAGTTTATTTTCATCGGATTAGGTCTTCTTCCTCTTGGATTTGTTCAACGCTCATGGCGCCGATTCTGTTTAGTATTTCGTAAACTTGCGCTCGCTCTAATGCTGAACCACGCAAGAAGTCATCAATGTCAAATCTAACTTCCATGCCGTTTGGCACAAAATCAGCCATTGATAATCTTTGTTCAATTGCAGTTAAGATTGGTCGCAATGAAAAATCAATGAGTGCTTTTCTTTCGGCCGTCATATTTGAGTAGGTCATACTAGTAGTCTCAGCAGATACGAATGATGCAGGAATGCCTGCTGCTCTTGCAATTTCTAATGCCAGATATTGTCTTGCTTCATTTAATTGTAATTTAGCAGGATCGAAACCAACGGCTTGTAATTCAACATCAGAATTTAAAAATGCCGTGGACCGTGTATTTCGCGCAACTTTCCATTGTTCTAATAATTTTGAAATTCTTTCAGCAGTTAACGGTGCGCCGTTTGCTTTTAATGCCATTGTAGGCATTGGTTCTTTTGCATAAAGTTCTGCTGCATTTTCTAATGCAAGTGCGGCTTTAATTGTTCTGCCTGCTCGATTTAAAATTCCTTCATCAAGTCCGTTGAAAACAATTAAACTTCCAGGACCAAACGGTGGAACTTTTTTACCGTCTACGGTGTAATACTCGATTTCAGTTGAGTTTGCATTTAAACTTGCAAAAACTCTATTTGGTGCAATTCTTGTCCATGATCTAATTCTTGATCCATCAGTTAAAGAATAATTTTCGAGAACCATTCCATAAGCGATTCCCCCTAAAAGTAAATCTTCAGCCATCCAACTATAAATCGCTGAACCTGCAACTCTTGGGTCTGGCTGCATAATTACGCGTTGCGGTCTTACATGTTCATTAGTAAAATGATTGTATTGTTCTAATGGTAAACTTCCAACTGTTGAACAAATTATATTTCGTGCGCGAGCGCCAGCAGGAACTGCCATAAATTGTTCTCTTGATGCAGTTGAAGTAGAAAATAAAAATCCACCTAATAATTGTTGCGCATTGTATGGCGCCAAGGATGCTTGAACATCAACTTGATCAATTACTTGTTTTGTGGTAAATCGATCGAATAATCCCATTGACTAAGATTATACCATTTAGGCGATTTGTATGTCTATTTCCGTTTGTGTCTGAGTTGCAAAGTAAGTTGCTAAGGCTGAAGCAACGGCAGCGCAAACTGCTACCTTTGAAGCCCTTCTTCCGATAATCCAACTTCCATCACCGTAAGGTAATCTCGCTGCTGATAAGACTTGCTGAGTAAATTCTTCTTGCCCACCATGCTGAAGCCTATGGCTGTTTATAGCCCCTAGCCATCTGTCGCATGATTCTGTATAAATTGCGCCATCCATGTCAGTAACTGGTATTCCTGCGGGAACCAATCTGCTGGCAATGGCCTGACTTGTTTTTTTGCTGTAAGCAACGGTTTCAACATGATACTTACGAACATAAGGCGCAATGTCATTAGCAATTGCAAAATCATTTAATGAATAATCATTTGACCAAGTATGAAGCAAAACCATGTTAAAGCGTTCACCGTCTAATCGTTGGGCAGCAACTAATGCAGCATGTTTTCGATCTGGCGAACAATCTAAACCAAACCAAGTTGGCTTTTCTGGATCAAGTGGAATTGGATCAATTTTACAATGTGCCCATTTTTGCGCATCAACTGCTGAGTTGATTGTGTCAACCCATTGTGCCAAGATTTCAGTTCTAACAATATCTTGAGGATCATTTATTACCGCACGAATGTTATCGGGGTGAATAGTTACGCCAAGCGAAGGGTTGGATTGAGCGAATGCTCTCCAGTTAATATCGCCTGACGGAAGGGTAATCGGCGCATCTGGTTCTGCACTCCACTCAAACCAACCGATCGGGTCTGAGGTTCCCGCACTCGCTGCAAGAGCGCGTTCACGAAGTTTATTTAAAATTATTGAGTGTTGGTCGCCTGCCGAACTATAAATCCATACTTGAGGATTTTTAGCAGCCATCATTGAGTAACGCATTGATGACCAGGCTTCTTCGTCTTTGTATTCTCTTAATTCGTCTAAATGAATAGTTTCAGGTTTACTTAATCCACGCGCAGCGTTGTTTGATGCTTTAACAACAAATCTTCGATTGCCCTTGAGTTCAATTTCTTCAGCGCCATGCTGCCAGCGTATCTTCTTAACCTCTGATGCCAATTTGTCATTCTGTTCAATATGGCTAACTATCTGGCGAAAGGTTTCAAGTGAGGTTGTAAGTCTATGGGCTGATGCCAATTGTAATCCTTCGCCCCAGACATACATGCCAGTTAAGATTCGAAGCATCATCAAAGTTGACTTGCCTTGCTGCCTAGCCATAATCAATCCCAATTCGGAATGGTGCCATCTCCCGTCTGCTCTGACTTTGTGGCCGTGAATGCACACGAACTTTTGCCATTCCATAAGATTTAGGTTGATTTCTTTCGCAAACTCGATCATTTCATGACCTTTTGACGGTAAATCATTGAGTTGGCTATGAATACGTGGTGTTTGAACACCCCCTATTTCCGATTTAATTAGATTTAATCCGATCCCTTCAGATTCAGTCATCACGATTTCGATTCGAAAGGATCGTGCCCAATCGAGGTATTTCGTCGGTTAGAAAGA